CTGGTCAATCTGGTGCATGACCCGCCGGTAGGTGTTGGCCGCATCGAGCTGGCCGGCGCCGGCGAACTTCTGCTCCAGCTCCAGCGCTCGCTTCATGGCGGCCTCGGTGTCGGGGGTCTGCGCTACGTGAGCGAAGCCCTTCTGGACGCCGTCGTAGCCCATCTCTTTCGGCACCAGAGTGGAGAAGTCGTCGAGGTCGCGCTTCAGGGCGGTCTGCGTGGCGGTGTCCAGCGACCCGAACCCGAAGGACTGCTGAAGGTACCTGGCTGTTGCAGCGCTCCCGCCGATGCCCTCGACGGACATCATCTTGTCGAGCGTCTCCTGCTCGGCGTGCTTCGCGAGCCGCGCCTGGTCTGCTGCGAACTTGCCCCCCAGGCCGCCATTTCGCAGCGCTGCGGCGTGCGGGGACAGGTGCTCGGTCAGACGACCGACGCCCTGCGAACGTGGCACCATGACGGAGCCGATGCCAGGAAGCTTGTTGCCGGACATCTTCCGAGCCAGCTCTTTGTTCGTCGCGGCCAGGCCCTCGTAGCCCTTCTCCCAGAAGGTCCTCAGGTCGTCGACGGTGGCCTCGCCCTTGCCGAGGAGACGCTCCAGCTTCATCTCGCCGGAGATGCCGGCCATGAAGCGGCGGCCCACCTGGAAGTTGAGGCGCTGGCCCACCAGCTCGGGGAGGATGTTCTTCGGGGCGACGCGGACACCGAGCACAGGGATGTTCATGTGCCAGCGGACGCCGCCCAGGCCGGCCGCGGCTTCCTTGCCAGCGCGGTACAGGGCCTTGCCCTCGGCGCCCGGCATGATGCCGGTGCCACGCTTGACCATACCTTCCAGGAACGACTTCGTCCCGGCCTTGTCGATGCCGAGTTGCTCCGCAGTCTCCGCGCCCAGCCGGCCGAAACCAGCCCGGTAGGATTGCGTGAAGGCGCTGTCGGCGATGGCGTTCAGCTCCATGAGCTGTCGCGTCGCCACGCTGTCGCCTATGGTATTGATGACCCCGGGGACAGCGTCCTCGTGCATGAAGCCGGTGACCTTCTTCACACGGGCCAGCAGGCCGCTGGAGCGGGCGATGAGCGCCTCTCCGGCCTGGCCGCCACCGGTGCGTAGGACCATCTCGGCCATGACGTCCTCGACCGCGCGGCCAGACTTGGCGGCCAGCGCTTCGGCTGCGGGCCGAGCCAGCTCGAACAGGGCATTGCCGCCCACCTCGCCGGCCTTGACCAGCTCAGCGCCGACGGCACCCTTGGCCACGGTCATCGCGGCGGTCTCCCGTGCGACGCCCCCGAGGCCGATGGTCGCGTACGTCAGCGGGTCGAGCGCGACGTCACCGACGAAGCCCACGGCCGCGGTGAACCAGTTGCGCTCCATGCCCAGCTTGTCGACGAGCACGTCGTCCCACGAAACGTCGGAGTGACCGGACAGCGCGTCGCCGGCATTCTTCCACACCGACTCCTCGCCCCAGTCCATGATGATTTCGGGGAGTATCTTCGCCGGCCGAGACATCAGCTCGAACACATCGTCCAGGTGCGTGACGTGGAGGATGTCGCCGATGCCACCCATGAGGGAGCTGAAGAAACCCCCACCATCCTCGACTTCGCCGCGGCCCTGAGCCTCGGCCAGGCTGGTCGCCAGCTCGGGGTTCACTGAGCCGATACGTGCGAGCGCGCGGTCAGTCTGAGCGGCGGCCTCGCCCGGGGTCCAGGTTCGGGGGTCGCTGTCGAGCGCGCCGTTCGTCAGCGACGACAGCGCGGTCATGCCGATGGCGGCGGAGACCGGCCCCGTCGAGTACGGCTGCGTCCGGTACGGCGTCCCGAGGAGCCCCGGGATGTATGAGGACATAGCGTTGCCCTCCACCGTCATGCCGAACGACGGTGCAGGGGTCACGGGTGGGTATGCGTTCGGAGCCGGGAATGCTGTGGTCGGTGCGGGGAACGGCACTCGCTATCTCCCTACTGCGGGAAGTACCCGCCGGTGCGAACGATGGGCCGGCCGGCCGCGGTGGTCCGACCAGCCGCGGTGGGCGAGCCGGTGCCGATGACCTGGTCCGTGCCCTCCAACACCCATGCGCCCATCGAGCCGTCGACGGGGTTCTTCACGTCGTCGCGCCACTCGTAGCCGGCGTCCTCTCGCGACTGCTCGAACGCTTGGCTCGTGGCAATCTGGATGCCCTGCTGCGCCTGCGACAGCGCCTTGTCGCCCCACTTGTCCCAGCCGGGTAGGCCAGAGTAGAGGCTGTTCATCGTATCGCCAAACGCCTCGCCGGCGTTCTTGCCCTGCTTGATGCCGACGAACATGCGCGTGATGACCTGACCCTCCGGGCTGTCCGGCGAGTAGATGCTCGTGCCGAAGTAGCCCTCGGCCATGTCCTTCGCCGTCATGTCCTCGAACCCGGGCTCGGTGGCGATGGAGCGCACGTAGTCGCCCACGCCCACGGAGATGTCGGTGCCCTGGTTGATGACGGAGCTGATGGCGGGGTCGCCGCCATTCGCTCCCTGGACCAGCCCGTTCTGCCGCTTCCAGTCCTGGACGGCCCACTGGTGCTGGAGCTTGGCCATCATGAGCTGCTGCGCAAACGCCGCGGTCTGGGAGTCGGACGCGTTCGTCTGCTCCTGAACCTGCTGGGCTTTTGCGACGGCGAACGCCGCAGCCTGCGCCTGCTCACCGCTCTTGAAGATGGAGAGCACACCCTTCAACGTGTTCTTCCCGGTCTGGTACTGCTGGCCCTGAGACTTCGCGACGAGGACACCCTCGCCTGCCTCCTGCTTCGCGGCCATGTAGCTCTTCTGGATTTGCCCCGTCAGCGCTGCACCAAACTGGCCACGCAGGTCGGCCATCTCTTCGAAGGTGTTGGCCACCTGCTTCGCGGCACCGCGAGGGTTGCCGATGGCGCCTCGCTTCGGGCCGGGCCGCGTGGCCTGACGCCGCGCGTTCTCCGCGGCGGCGCGCAGGGGTGACACGGTCACGCCAGCGATGTTGCCCTGGCCGGTGCGAGCACCGCCAGAGCTGATGGTGCTGAGCGCACCTCTGAGACCCCTGGCCATTATCCCATCCTTCCCGCGGCGAACTTGTTCGCTGCCATCTGCTGACTCCCGAGCACCTTGTTGAGGTAGGCCTTGATGCCCTTCTGGTCGCTCACATCGAAGGTCTGGCTACCGATGAGGACCTTGTTGTTGCCGAGCGGCGTCGCGTCGAACTTCTGGCCGCCGAACAGGAACGAGTGCGGCTGGCTCGCGCCCGGGTCACGCATGCCCTTGATGGCGTTCAACAGCGCGGTGCCCTGAGCGGCCTGCGCGTCGATGGCTGCCTGAGCGAGAGCGGCCTGCTGGCGCGCGGCCTCGGCCTGCATCTCCATCTGCTGCTGAGCCATCTGGTAGTCGAGGAACGCTTGCTGCTCACCGAGGTGAGTCTCGGCGATGCTCGCCCGAGCCTCGTTCTTCGCCGACGTGATGTCCGCGCGGCGCTGGCCCATGACGCCGATGCGAGCCGCGGCGGCGGACGAGGAGCCCGTCATGCCGGATTCGATGGCCCCGCCAATGGCCTCCTGCATGGCGCCGATGGCCTCGGACCGGATGGCCGCCTTGTCGGACCGGAGCCCGGCCTTGATGCCCACACGCTGCTGGCGGTATGCGGCGGCTAGGTTCTGAAACTGAGCGTAGGCGCCGGCGATGCTCGCGGTGAGGCCGGCGGCCCCGCCGAAGTCTCCGCCAAGCCCAGGGACGCTGGGAGGGCTCACGCGGCCACCCAGGCCCTTCGGCCCGGGGCCCACGACGCCCGGTTGTCGGGCGGCGTTGGACGTCTGCGTGTTGCGCATGCGACCGTCGGGCCCGTTGAGGCGCTTGTTCGGTCCGCTGTTCGATGCCTGGTAGGCCATGGGTCCTCCTAGTTTCGGTGGAAGCGGGTGCGGATGGGCTCGGTGTCCATGCCGAAGCCGACGATGGCCGGGCCACCCGTGGCCGCGGTCCCTGAAACCTCCAGCGCTGTCGCGCGGACCGCTCGGCCGAGGGTCTTCCCCTCCACGTGGGAGGTACCGTCGGCCGATGCAGAGCGTGACACGCTGTACACGTTCGTCGTGTTGAAGTTGCGGTACCCCTTGATGGTGACCGTGACGGCGGTCTTCACGAGGGCCCACGCCCGGCGGATGCGGCGCTCGTTCCTCGCCGAACCAAACTGAACCCAGCCCGTCCGGTACCGCCAGGGGATGGCAGTGGTCAACGGGGTCGCCCCACCGAGTGGGTCGTCGTCGGTGTAGACGAGGTCGCCTGGGTCATCCGCGTATTGGAAGATGGTCGCATTGCCAGAGCGGCGCGGTGTGGAGAACCACATCCGCTCCGCGCGGTCCGCGGCGCCGGTCGTGGCCGCCAGGATGGGAAGAGCCAGCTTCCACCAGCTCTCAGTCAGCGGGTCGTAGACCATGGTGATGTCATCCGGCGAGCCGGCACTGAATGTGTCCGGAAGGGAAATCCAGACGCGGCGGTCGTACGCCCACACGGTCGGCATCCAGCGCTCGTCATCGTCCTCCGGCGTCGTCTGGAGCAGGCGGTCGATGCGTTCCTTGATGAACTCGCGCGCCTTCTCGGCGCCGGGCACTTCCTTCTGGTTGGTGCCGTCGGTCATCCACAGGGTGCCCGTGTGGCTCAGCCCGTACACGATGCCATCCAGCTCGGCCATGTTGTGGAGCGCCACGACCCCGAGGGGGCCGACGGGGCGCTGCGACCAGTTGGCCTCGGCGCGGCCGGAGAGCACGTGGGTGCTCCAGCGCTTCGCGATGACCAGGTAGTTGCCCATGGCGTACACGTCGCGGATGGCATCGCCGCGGCCGGGGGAGACTGGGAAGAAACCGCCGCCCTCGTGGTCGATGGTGTCGACGGCGGCCCAGGCCTTCGGGTCCCACACGATGTCCGCTATCTTCTGGTGCTTGTCCTGCGTCGACGTCGTGAGCGGCTGGCTATACTGGATGAACGACCGCTCGTTCTCGTTGTCGCGGCGAACCATCATGCGGTCGCCGTAGAAGATGCCGACCGAGGACTTGACGCCGTTGCCGGCGAGGGTCCATGGGTCATTCAGCTCACCATCCTCGTCTAGGATGTTGTCCAGGCGAACCTTCTTCCAGAACGTGCGCCAGCCGGTACCGGTGCCCGGGGCGTTGAACTCCGTGCTCGCTTTGTGGGAGACGATGCACACGAAGCTCTTCCAGTACGACGAGGTCGAGGCCCAGACGTGCTTGCGCGACACGCGGTCGCCGACGTGGTACTGCTCGTCGCTGGCCCACTTGTCGTAGCGGATGTCGCGTAGCGCGGAGTATTCCTCCCCGTCGAACGCGACCTTCTGCCGTTCCTTGAACGCGTAGTCGCGTCCCTTCTCCGACGCCGTGTCCACGCCGTCGTTGATGGCGTCGACCCACGTGTCGAGGGTGTCGTTCGCGGTGGGGTCATCGCTCCAGCCGTCGATGGGGTGCCACCTGTAGATGGCGTCCCCGCGGACCCCGCCGTAGTAGGTGCCGCTGACGACGACGGACCAGTGCGGAGAGTTGGGGTTAGTCCAGGTGCGGCCAACATTGTCGACACGAGTGAATGTGTCGTTCAGCAAGTCGTATGCCCACACCTGCACGTTGTTCGCGCTGGAGGTTCCGTCGCTCATGATGGCGATGAGGTACCGCGAGCGTGTGCCGTCGTTGATGGTCTCGTAGTAGAACAGGTTCCTGAGCGAGTGCGTGGTCAACGAGGACCGGCCGGCACTCAGACGCTCGTACCCCTTGCGAACCTCGGGGGACATGCCTCCGTGCTCCAGCAAGAGGTTCAGCATGTCCGGCGACGCATTGGTGGGGATGGAGGCCTCCGGCGTGTCCGGTGAGAAGCCGCCCGACAGCTCAGAAAACTCCACTCGGTTCGGCGCGATTTCGATGGGCACGGGCTACCTCACTCGGTATTCGATGATGGGAGCGTACGAGTTGTAGAAGGGCGTGCTGAGGTTCTGGACGTTGTTCAGGTCGTCCATGTATGAGGCGGGAAGCGCGTCGGGCGGACCGGGAACGTCGCGGAGGTCTTGGAACATGGAGATGGCACTGTAGAGACCGACGAAGCCAGTGTCAAGGGCCCACTTCTCGAAGGGAAACGGCATGAAGCCCTGCTGCCGGATTTCACTGTGAGCGACCGTGTTCCATCCGTTGTCGTAGCTCCAGATGCCGAGGTCAGGGGCGCTGTCACTGCGCGTGATGGAGAGGCCGAGCCATATCCAGCCGGGACCTACCTCCAGCTCAAACGCGCTCGTGTACTTGAATCCCGTTGTTGAGCAGAGTACAGGGCTGCCCGTGCCGTCCCATAGGAGCGTGTCCGGCCAGTTGCCGTCGTAGTCTCCTGCGTAGACGAACATCTTGACGTCTTGTTGCGCTCCCGACGGCAGCGCGGTGACCTCGAACTTTAGCTGGAGGATGGTGCAGGGTTTGTCGATGTACGCTGGAACCATCGTGGGAACGCTGTACGCGTCGACCGTCCTGGTTGCCCCGCCGCCGAAGTTGGTCGGCGCGATGAACATACCATCGCCGGAGGCATTTCGCACATCGTACCCGACCGTGTTCTTCGTTCCGAAGCTGGGGTGCTCGTGGGGAATGACCTCGTCCTTGATGAAGTTGGTCTCGTCCGCATGCTCGTTGTGGTACTGCGTGGTCCGCTTCTGCTCACTGTTCAGGTGGTCGAAGTTCGCCTGACTGCCGCGCGCCATCGCGACGAGCGCCTCGCGCGCACTCCTGGGGAGGTCGCGGAGAGCAGCTTCGAGCTGGGTGGCGTCGAGCTGGTTCGGCAGCTCTTTCGCCGCCATCTTCTTGACGCGCCGAGCCAGACGTTCCTGGCGTTCCTGTCGGCCCTCAGCCACTACGGCCTCCTCTCCAGCGCCTCAACGCGGCGTTCAAGGGCTTCGAGCTGGGCGAGTAGGACGTCCGGCGACTTCCTTGCCATCTCCGCCTCGGCCGCCGCCTGCTTGGCACGCCACTTCGCGCGCTTCTCCAGCATGTGAGCTGGGAGCGGTCTGCCGTCCGGGAGAACGTCGACGGGCTCTTGCGGCACGTTACGGCCCCAGCTGTCCGGAGATGCGGTCGAACACGCTGGGCTTCAGGCGCCGCAGCGGGGTCTGCCGGCTCCACGCGGTGCGCATGTCGAGGTGAACCTCCAGCAGCTTCCGCGCTTGCTCCGCGACCTTGTTGTACAGAGCAAACTGCTCCTGGGCCTTCTGGGAAATCTGCACTTCCTTCAGGAGGAGGTGTCCCGCGGCCCATGCCGGCACCGCCGGCTGAAACTCCTCGGGGATGTCAGGCTCATCGCCGCCCGCAGATAGCACGGCCGGCTTCCGGAGGTAGATGCCCTCCAGGTCATAGCTGGTGTTCGGCGTCGGCACGAACGTGATGGTGTATGTCGTGGCGCCAGCGTTCTCTGCTGCCGACACGAAGTAGTAGATGGGCGCTTGATTCAGCGCGGTGTACGAGTATTTGATGCGGAACCCGGCCTGGGGGTCGACGCGTTCCAGCAGTCGCCCGCGCGATAGGTCGCCGCCGAAGATGGCCAGGTTGAAGAAGCGGTGGATGGAGACGTCGTCCGGCAGCGCCTTCGTCGTGACGCCGCTCAGCAGCGTCGACGAGTACGTGGTGTACAGCCAGGGCCACAGCTCTTCAGCACTGAACGTGGTCACCCCGAGGTTGATGGCGCGGTCCACTTCGGCGTCCGTGAAGAAGTCGGCCGCGTCTTCGCCAATGCGCTCGCGGACGTCGGTGCGGATGTCTGTCAGTGTCGACATGCCTTCTCCTCATGGGCTCGGGCGGGGCCCCCTCCGGCCCCACCGCAGCTGGTGTTACACGACGTACTCTTCGAGGTCGAACTCGATGACGAGGGTCAGCGTCGTCGCAGCCCCACCCACCAGGAAGTCGGCCGAGGTCAGCTTCGTGGCGCAGTAGTAGTCGTATGACTGCTTCGCCGTCACCGGGTAGTCGAAGAACAACTCGGTGCCCGCCGCGTTGGTGACCGACGCGCCCAGGTACAGGCGGAACGTGTCGTTCGCCAGCTTGTTGCTCACGTGGATGTGGCGCAGGATGTCGAACACCAGCGCCGAGCCGCCTGAGACCGCACCGCCGGCACCGCCCTGCAAGACGTCGGTGGTGTACGTCGTGGTGAGCGCGCGGGGCCCACCCTTCTTGATGGTTCCTGCCATGGTGCCTTACCTCCTAGGGCCGGTCCTGCCGGCGTCTCCGTCTACGGCGACGTTCGCCGTCAACCCGCGGTCTGCGGGGAGAGAGTGATGCGGTCGCGGTTCTCCCATTCGCCGCGCTTGATGACCGCGATGCGTGACTCGCATGAGGGGCACACGAGGAACGCTTTGAATGGCTTCATGCTGACCTGCTCGAACTCCGTGAGGAACCCCTCACACCAGCTCGCGGGACATGGGCGCGCGAGGCCGGTAAAGTACGCCCGCATCGCCTGGTTCGCTTCCAGCTCCTTGAGGTCCACTAGTTCGCTGCCTCGGCCCGGTCTCGCCACTTGGCGATAAGCGCTCTGGCGTCCTCCAGCTCGTCGGCTGCAAAGGCTTTCGCGAAAGCCCAGCCGTCAGCTTGGATGAAGGCGACGTATCGGTTCTCGTCGTACTCTTCGCCGTTGTCTGCGATGAAGAGCTGAGCGACGCGAAGGACGTTGACCTGGGTGTCGATAGCACTGCTCTGCGGAGTTGGTGCATCTGTGTCGACTCCGACGACAACGTCGTAGAACCGCTTGGGTGCTGCCATGCTCTACTCCTCTCCTAGAAGGCCGAGACGTCGGCCCATGAGATGTCGAGGTACCAAGTGATGCCGTACCCCGTGACGTTCAGGACTCTGTTCTCGATGACGAAGCCCTCGTTCTGGACGAAGACGAATGGGTGCGTCCCGTTGACATCGTCGGCGCAGTCGTAGGGACCCCAGATGGTCGTTGTGTTGATGGCGTTGTTCGTGTTGTACGGCAGGGTGGCGAAGAACTGACCGTCCTTCGTGCCGTTCCAACCGGTGGTCATGCCCGCCGCCGCCCCGGCCAATGTGAGGTGCCGAACCGACGCGCCACCTGGGTAGGCGGCCATGCTGGTGCGCTTGCGAGAGCTTGTCGGGGTCACCGTGTTCACTGTGTCATCGGCGGTCGCGCCGGTGACCTTGTAGACGTCGAGGGAGTGCTCTGCCGAGGCGACACCGGACGCCACAGTCTGGAGGGCGCGCAGCGTCAGCCTGGTCAGGACGATGAGGTTCGTCGCGTGGGTGTTGCGAAGCGTCCAGATGCGGGAGTTGGCCGCCTGCGCCGCTGTCGAGTTGATGCGAACCGACGTGCGATAGTGGCCGAGCGACCCGTACGGGATGGGCTTGAGGGTGACGTGCAGAGGCTTCGCAGGCTCCGCGCCGACGCCTGCAAGCTCCCCTGAAACTCCACCTTCGATAACAGCCATCTCTCTCCTCCTAGAAGCTAGGGACTTCGGCCCACGAGCAGTCGATGTACCAAGCGATGCCGTAGGACGTCACGTTGGTCGTTCGGTTCCTCAGAAGGAACCCCTCCCACTGCGAAAAGACGAAGGGATGAGTCCCGTTCACGTCGTCAACCACTTCGTACGGGCCCCAGATGCGGGCCGTGTCGATGGCCGCAGCGACGCGGTATTCCAGAGCGCCGAAGGCCGGCTTGCCATCTACGTCGGCGACGACTGTCTGCATTCCTGCGGTGCCGGTACCGTTCCAGTGTCGGACCTTCACTCCGTACTGGGCGGTGGGCTCCATGTTCTGCCTCTTCACCGAGACCGACGTAGTCACCGCGTTCCCGGAGTATTGGTCCGTGAAGGTAGCGAACCTAATCGCCTCGATGGCGTTCGCTTGCGCTGTTCCTGCTGCCACCTGCGCAGCCCTCAGTGTGAGCCGCGTTAGCACGATGGGGTTCGACCCGACCACTTGAAGAGCAAAGAGTGGCGCGTTGGCCGTCAGCGCCGCGGTGGAAAGTATCCGCACCGACGTTCGATAGTGGCCGAGGATGTGGCTCTGCCAGTCGTGGGGAAGATGCCGAAGCACCGCATGCGCGGGCTTCGCAGCCTCGGCCCCGACTCCTGCAAGCTCGGCAGACGTTCCACCTTCGATGACGGCCATTAGAAGTACGGCACCTCTGCCCACGAACAGTCGACCCTGAACTCAACGCCGTACGACGTGACGTTAGCGACCCTGTTCTCGATGTCGAAGCCTTCATTCGGCGCGAAGACGAACGGGTGGGTACCGTTCACGTCGTCAGTGAAGTCGTACGGTCCCCAGTCGCTCGACGCATTGATGGCGGCGGCGACGTTGAATGGGAGCGTAGCGAACGCGTTTCCATCTTTGGTCAGTGTCCCGCCCGTCATCCCCCCGATGGCGGCGGCCATCCCTCTGACCTGCGCGTAGCCCATGAAGGTCGTGACCGTGCCACGCGACTCAGGAAACTGCATGTTCGAAGTTCTCTTTATCTCGACGTCCGGGCTGGTCGTGCTGGTCGTGTCGATGGCCGTGAAGTTGGTCAGCCTGTACGCATCGAACGAGTTTTCTTGGGGGGTTCCAGAAGCAATCTGCCCCGCCGAGACGAGCAGTCTCGTCAACACAACGACCCCTGGTCCTTGATTTCGCAGCTCAAAGATACGAGCGGTTGCAGACTGGCCGACGACCATAGCAACGCGAAACCTGGTGCGATAGTGGCCGGCCGAGGTGAATGTGACCGGCTTCGCCGTCACATGCAGCGGCGTTGCTCCTATCGCTCCAACCTCCATGAGGGTAGAGAGCGTGTTCCCGCGGATGACCGCCATCTCGCCCCCTAGGAGAGAACCATGTAGGTGAACTTGAAGTTGCCTGCGACCTTGCCACGAACCTGAACACCAGCGACGGCCGGACCAAGAGTCCCCTGCGACACAAACGTACCGGTCCCAGTCGGCTGGGGGCTTCTCATCGCGGCTTTCTGTAGCTCAGGAGCGAACCCATCGACAGAGCGCCAGTACACCGTTGCAACGCCCGCGCCGGGCTCGACCGCAAGAATGCTGATGCGGTCCATCTCGGCTTCGTCGGCGCGCGTGCCCTTGCCGGTGTACGGACCAGGGGCCAACCACACGAGCACCTTGCTCGACGATGTGATGGCCGCGTCAGCGATGGTGAACTTCCCCCGCCATACGAACGTCGACCCGAGGTCTTTCTCGACAGTCGTCGCCGAGCCTCCACCGCCAGCGCCGGCCGCGCCCTGAGGGCCTCGCGGGCCCATCATGCCGTCGTCGCCGTCGTCGCCGGGGTACGGTAGCCAGACCGTCGGAGCTGCGGGGCCAGCGGGACCGGGCGCTCCGTCGACGCCTATGCGTCCTGGAGGACCCGGGGGACCCTCTTCGCCTTCCGCCTCGGGCCACATGCCCGGGGGTCCGACAGGACCCTGAGGTCCGGCCGCGCCATCGACTCCGCGAGCGCCGGGGAGACCCATCGGGCCCTCGTCACCATCGTCACCTTGCGCCGGCAGCCACACGGACACGCCGCGAGGGCCATCGGCACCCGTGGCGCCTTGAACGCCTTGCTGGCCGGGAATGCCCTGCGGGCCTTCCTCGCCTTCGACCTCCGGCCACATTCCAGGCGGGCCTGCCACACCCGTTGGACCGATACCGCCGGGACCACCGGTGGCACCTACTGGTCCAGGGGGACCCGCCGGACCTTCATCCCCTTCGACTCCTGGCCACATCCCAGGCGGGCCGGCCGGGCCTTGTGAGCCCGTAGAACCGGCCGCGCCCGCAGCCCCGGGCTGGCCGGGTGGGCCAGGGGGACCTTCTTCAGCTTCGACTTCGGGCCACATGCCGGGCGGACCGGTCGTACCGGGCGCACCCGGGGCTCCCGTCGCGCCAGGCAGACCGGGCTGCCCCGGAGGACCCGGTTCGCCGTCTTCGCCGTCGGCTCCGTGAGTCCCAGGGATACCTGAGATGCCTTGGGGTCCGGTGTCGCCTGCGGGGACATACGGTAGCTCGGACCAGCGGTGAACGCCGTCGCCGATTTTCAGCTTCGTGGTGTCGGTCTCGTACCCGGGCTCCCCGAAGTGGAGGATGGTGTCTTCGGCCGCCCATTCCGCCGCCGTCCCGCGGCTGAACCGCGCCTGGCGGTAGTACTGGCGGATGATGGTCATGGCGTCCTGCTACGCCCCCATGGCGAACGACTTCTTCGGGATATCCGGGTAGTCCGGACGCTTGTTGCCGTCGGCCGGCGCGTGCTCCTCGGCCCACTTCCGGATGCCCTTGGACCCATCGGGGTCGCTGGGGCTCTCGTAGTCCTTCGCCGTCGGCAGGAACATGTCCCGGACAGCAGAACGGCCGCCAGCCTCGCGCTCGCGCTTGAGGTTGGCGACCAGTGGTGCAGAGGCTTCAGCGCGGTAGTCGCGCTGCATCGTCAGCTCGCGACGCGGCTGCGGGTTCTTCTTCGCCCCGGGCTTCCACGAGTGGAAGTGGGTCGGCGCAGGCTCGCGCACGGCAGACTCGACTCGGTACCCGCATTCGGGGCACTTGAAGCAGTAGGTCATGGCCGCCCTCCCAGGCTAGACTTCAAAGATGACGAGAACGTACAGCTGTTGACCTGCCGGACCACTGGAAAACGCCAATGTGAACGGCGCGACACCGGCGATGTCCGGTAGAGCTGGCCTCTTCGGTGTCCCCAGCGTAAACTGATTCTGGTACAGGAAGGGGCTGTCTCCAACGTTGTCGGTCAGCGTGATGATGGAGGAACCTTCACTACCTCCGGTGCGCGCAAGAAACAGACCGGCCACACGTGCGACGCCCGCAGATGACGGGGACACTTGAACGCTTGCTTGACCTGAACCATCGAGTGTAGGAGCAACGGCTACAGTTTCGTACGACATGGATTACACTCCTACGAGGAGGTACGCCTCGAAATAGTCGGTGGATACCTCGGCATTCTGTACTTCAACCGAGATAGGGCTTTGCGCGACGAATACCCCGCTTGCTCCATCGCCAGCTACGGGAGCGCCGCCCGTAGAATCAACCGGTACGGGGGTGAGTCCCGTGTTCACTTCATCCTGTCCGACGAGCATGAGGTACACGCCCGCCCGGTAGTCCCGGTCGGCCGCGTCCAGGTAGAACACCCGGAGGGCCGCGTCGGTCAGTTTGAGCTTCTGCGTGGAGCTGGTGCCGTTCGCCGCCTTGGCCGAGCTGGCCCAGTTGCGAGCGAAAACACCCAGCACCACACCGTAGCCCGCGCCGAGCGCGATGGTGCCGATGACAGTGGTCGAGGCCGAGGTGACGGCCTCGGCCGATGAGGTCTTCCGGTAGGCCATGTCAGCCCCCTTAGTACAGCGACTTTGCTGTGACGCTACAGGTGATGGTGTCGACGGCGACCGTCAGAACCAGCCTCAATGAGGCCGGGACCGCCGCCGAGTAGAACCGCTCTTTGGCACCCGCGGTCACCGGCTGTCCGAATGAGGGGTAGACCGTGAGCGTGAAGTTCTCCGTCGGCGCGACCGCAGCGGCCGGGATGGTGACTGCTACCGGTCCAGCGGCCGTCGAGTCCTTCAATGCGACGAGCGTCTTTGACGCGTCGTCGAAATACTGGAGTGCGAGAGCGAGTGTCGCAGCGCCGGCGCCCTTCGCTGTGATGTTGACGTTGAGTAGCACGCCCCGCGCTTCACGCGCTAGGCGAAAGTCGAGGTTGGTGGCACCGGTGTTGAGGAGCGTCGACGCTTGGAGAACGGCCATGTCTGTCCTTCCGGAGACGGGGCAGGGGGCCGGAGCCCCCCGTGCCCGTCGCTAGGGTGCTACGAGATGACAACGACCGAACGAGCCGAGGGCGGACCCAGGGCACCGTTCGCCGCCTTGAACCGGGCGTACACCGCGTACGTTCCCGCGGCGATGGCCGTACCGTTATTCGCGACGGCCTCCGTCACGGAGTCGAACGCAAACTTCTGCACGAGCCGAAGGTCCTCGTCGGTGTCACCCGAGCGAGAGAAGACTTCGACCTCCATGCCCTTGAACCCCGACGCGCCGCCCGTGATGTCGGCGGCGTTCAGGTCGCACTGCACGCCACCTGCACCGGCGTCCAGCTCGACTGTGCCCGCAACCGGGTCGGCAGCGGTGCCGACCACAGGAACCGGCAGTGAGGCCCGCGTACCGCCCGGGAAGGCGGCGTTGTGGCCCTGAGTGCCTCGACCACTGGCGCCGAGGGAGTCTCCGCCTTCGCCGACGTTGGTCACACGACCGTCGAAGTTCGTGTACTTCAGCGCGCCGTTGGACTGGGTACCGTCCGGACCGACGCTGGAAATGCGGCTGGTGTCGACCGCGCGGCCTGTGGTGTCGATTACACCCACGCCGACGGCTGCGATGCCACCCTGCGGCTTGGAGCCACCGGGAACACCGTCACCAACAAACTGCGCCCGACCCGTGGGGCGGGTACCGGACTGAGCAACGCCCGCCCCGGCACCATCCCGATAGTCGGTGGTGCGGTTCGGGGTCACCCGCGAACCGATGAAGACTCCGCCCGCAGCACCGCGCAGCCCGCGCTTCTTCGCCTCGGGCTGGAGGTCCTTCGGGTCGGTGTCGCTGTGGAGTGGACGGTCTGCCATGCTACACCTCCAGAATCAGGTCGACCGACAGAAAGTCGGTGACCGTTCCGAAGTTGATGCCCTTCACCGTGAAGGGGAGCTTCGCGATGACAGGCACCATGAACGTCGCGTCGGCGTTCAGCGTGAACGCGGCACCGGTGCGGTCCACATCGGTCGAGCCCGTCAGGCCAGTCGCGGTGACGTCGGTGTGGACGTCGAGCCGAACCTCCGCCGTGGCGTAGTCGCGGTCCGCGGCGTCGAGGTACAGAACCTTACCCTCAGCGTCATCGACCTCGATACGGCCCAGAACGTCGGCGCCGGCCGCAGCCTTCAGGGACGACGCGAAGTTCCTGGCGATGATGCGCCAGAGCCGCGCGTACGCGCCCGTTCCTGCCTTGACGCCACCACCGACAGTGCCGATGGTGACGGGCGTCGCGGTCGTGAGACCTTCGACGCGCCTACGAACGAATGCCATGCTATGCCTCCTGTGTGCCGGCCTCTGCGGCCGGGCTCTTTGCCGAAACCCTCTTCAGCTTCGGACTGGGTGGGACGTCCTCGACGACCGGGACCTCGGTGGTCGCGTCGTCGACGGCCTCCACTGCTTGGAGGTACTCGGTGACTGTCTTCTTGCGTGGACGGGGGAACCGGCGGAGAAGGTCCTGTCGGTTCTTGCCGTACGCCTCGGCGAGGAGGTAGACCTCCCGCTCCGAGTCGGACAGCTGTTCGAGGAGGGACACGAAAGCACCAGCCGGCATGCCTTCGAGGCGCTGCTTCGCCCGCTCGACCCGCTCGTAGAGCGTGCCGGCGTTCCTCTCGGAGCGGCGAATCTGGGCCTCTTCGGCGATGCGGACCTGCTCTTCACGGTTGCGCTGACGCTCGATGGCGTCCTCGCGCTTCCGTTCGCGCTCGGCCTGCATGTCCAGCGCGGTGATTCGCGCCTTCTCGTCGTTCGACACGATGGTTCTCATCCGGTCCTCCCTTGGAAGGGTGCTGCGGGGGGCCTACCCGGAACAGGCCGGAACCCCCCGCAGACTCATGCGGCTACGCCTAGGCTACAGCCTAGACCGTAGTCGCAACGGCGATGCCGTGTGCCCTTCGCGCGTCCGTGATGAGGTTCCCCATCGACAGAACGAGCGCGACCTTCGCGTCCTGGTTGTACGGGCGAACGAAGTCCGTCGGTGTCAGCCACGAGTCCTCGTGCTGGACGAACTCCAAGCGCTCGCTGTTCAGGAAGAAGATGGCGCCGCCACCGGAGATGGTGACGGTTCCGTCGTTGATGGTACCCGACGAGGGCACGTCCGGGTCGAACGTGATTTCAGCGCCCTTGTGCGCGAGACCCATGAAACCGAGGTCTGCGAGCTTCAGGTCGTTGAATCGAACGTTCGGCACGGCGAGCGCCTCGTAGGCCTCAAACACGGCCTGCGTGGTCAGCTCGATGTCGACCTTCGACCGGTTCACCCGGATGGTGTTGACGATGTTGTTCATCGCCTGCACACCGTCGAACGTGGTCAGGTCGACCGCGGCGGTCCGGACAACGCTCTTCCACCAGACGTTCGAAGTGGCGGACACGCCGCCAAGATGAACGTCGGTGCCGGCAGCCATGTTCTGGGTGCCGTTGGACACGATGCCACGGAGGCCAATCATGTCCTTCGCGCTGTTGCCGATGCCGTCGGCGTAGAGCATGGCGTTCAGGTCGTCCGCGACCGACAGCTTCAGCTGGTCAACCTTCGCTTGCAGAAGGTTGATGAGCTGAGCCGCTCCCGCGTTCTTCTTGACTTCCTCACCGGAGATGGTGATGGAGCCCGCGTGCTGCGCCCACGGGTACTCCGCCCATCCCATGCCCTCCTGGGGCGTGGTGTCGATGAGGTCGTAACCGCTGTACGAGCCAACGGTGTCGTTGAACGCGAAGAGGAGAGGCCTGCGGATGACCGTCCCGCCGTCGAGCGTGACTCGCGCCTTGCTGTTGAGCCAGGCGAGGAGCACGTTCTCGTTCGAAATCTGGTCACGCAGAACCGGCCGGACCTTGTCCAGCGTGGTCGTGACCAAGACGTCAAACTGGTCGGCGTAGATGGACATTTCTGTTCTCTCCTACTGGGGTGCTTACTCGGCCCCAGGCTGCTTGGTGAGAACCCGTCGCACCGCCTGCTTCCAAGAGAGACCGGTTTCCTTCTGAGCTTCCATGGCCGCGGCCTTGACCGCGTCACGCATGCTCATACCGGGTTTCACGGCAGCGGGCGCTGCACTCGAAGAGCGGGGTTTGAGACCCCCACTCTCCACTCGCTTCGCGGCCTCGCGCCTTGCGGCGGCGGCCACGGACTCGACCTCCCTCTTGACGGGGGCGGTGAGCTTGAAGTACAGGTCAGCCGGCGTGACGGCGCCCTCGCGGATTGCGTACCGCAGGACTTCCTCACGCGTCCCGGGGAGCTTCCCGTAGGTGCCCTCCAGCTCATCGAGCTGGGCGTTCCATACGGTCTGCGCCTGCCGGGTCTGCTCACCGGCGGTGAGCTGGGTGACCTGGTCCTCCAAAGCGAGCTGGTTCCTCGCGAGAGCGACCATGGCGCCCCGCGCCTTCTCGTCCATGAAGTCCTCGGGGTCGAGGCCAAGCACGGTGAGAAGTTGCTCGTCGGTGACCTCCTCGGGAGGAGTGTCGTCGACGGGTGGGGCTTCCAGGGGCTCTGCGAGTTTCGCCTGGAGCTTGCGGATGGTACCGTCCTGTTGCGAGAGATGGCGGATGAGTGCCGCCTTCTTCTCGACCGGGATGCCGGTCAGGTCAGTACCCCAGTAGGAATCCGTCTTCTCGGCTGTGGCCAGCTCCTCCGCGGTGAACGGAGTGTCGCCCTCGGCCGGCGCGGAATCCTCTGGGGAGTCGGCCCTACTGGGGTCGTCCCCTTCGCCGCTGTCGTCCGTGTCGTCCTCGTCCTCGGCCAGCTGTGTATCGAACGTCGCTAGCTGTGACTCCAGGTCCGGCTCGTCCGGCTGGTACTGCGACTCAGCCAAGGCCTCGGCGATGGCCTGCTGAGTGCTCGTTCCCTCCGCGGGTTTCGCGATGGGCTCGGGCATGGTGGTGCCTCCCTTCGTGTAGCTGTACCGCGGGTCTCGGCCGGTGCTGTGCCCGCTGGCCTCGGCTACTTCCTGCTCATCCCCGTGGAGGAACCCCCACGGAGAGACCCTTTGGCCGCCCCAAGGGACTGGCCGTACTGGAACATCTGCTGCTGGCTGTTCTCAGCGAGCTGTTCCGCTTGCACCTCTTCCGGCTGTTTGACGATGGTCCGGATGAGGTCCTCATCGAGCCCGGTCTCACGCAACACCCAGGTGAACAGGTTCGCGCGGTCGGTCTCGGGGAGAGGAGCAAGCATGTTCGACACGAACACGGCGCGCTGGAAGCGCTCCTCTCGCGTCAAGTTCTCTCTCGGCGTGATGGCGATGTCAAGGTCCGCCTCGATGGCGATGTCCTCGTTCGTCCACGTCCACTCGAACTCCTGGCCGGTGTTGGCCACGAAGCGAGTCATGCGTTCCTTGTCGTAGAACTTCTGCATGAGCTGGAGCGCGGTGCCGGCGATGTCCAGGTACCATTCCTCCAGGGCTCCGCGTCGCTCAGCCTGGCGCGCCTGCCCACCGGTGGTGACGAGCTGCGCCTCGGTCGCCGTGGTGCGCTTCGAGGGGAAGACGCCGCGGGTGATTTCGTTCGACCCGGTCGTCTCCTCGATTTCGGCCTGGATGGTCTCCGGAACCTGGTACACCTCGGAGGAGAGCTGCTGGATTTGGGGGACGCCGATTTCCTGGAACGTGTGGCCGGCCGCGAGGCCGACGTACGCCATGAACTCGCCGTTCTCCAAGGCCGTCTTGCCCTGCGGCGTCAGGGCGTCGACCGGACCGAAGACCTTCGGCACGGTGCGCTCCACGTACGTCGCGAGGTTCGAGCGGTACTCGTCCAACTCCTCCAGCGACGGCATGATGACGCGCATGTCGCCGAGACCAGGGAGGCCGTCGGGGTCGTCGCGGATGATGAGCGGCTTGAAGGGGTTCCGGTCCTCCAGGTCCAGGTTCAGCATCAGAGGATTCGGCCGCTGGAACAGCACGAGGTCATCGTGGTTCTTGGGGAAGAGAGTGACAAGCCCAGTCTCCAGGTCCCACATCTCGACCACGGTGACCCGGGAGTCGTCCTCCTCGCCTTCCTTGCCGCTGAGCCCCTCGACGTCGGCGTAGTCCATGCCCTTCGAGATGCTCGTGTCGCCTTCGAGGTCATCGAGCTTGCGCTTGCCCTCGCGCTCGCCGTACCGGTCGATGACGGCCTCGCGCCACTGCGGGTTGTTCACGACCTCCTCGCGAGGGAGGCGCGTGTACTGGGCAATCCAGCGTACGTCCTCTATCTGCTTCGCGGAGATGTCGTACCGGATGTCGGTCCATGGCACGTAGTCGACGCACACGCGGTCGCGGAGGACGATTTTCACTTCCTCCGTCAGCTCGACGTTCTTCGCGACCTCCTCGGGAGGAAGGTCTTTGAACTCGTCCTTGCCGAGCAGCTCCTCGATTTCCGCGTTGACCGCGGCTTCGGGTTTGTCGGCCACGTCGACGTCCTCGACGTAGTCGTAGTAGACCTTGACCCAGCCGATGTCGACGATGAGCGCGTCCTTGATGGCCCGCTTCGCGCGCCGCTGCATCTTCGTGTCGCGCATCGCGCTGTTCAGCGCCTTCTCGGCGGCGATGGCCTGCGCTTCGGTTCCACGCCCCATCCGCCGGAGGATGAACTCCACGTCGACGGCGGTGAGCGACGAGAACATCGTGTCGATGGTGCCGATGCCCGTGGTCACGTTCACACGGTGGCCCTCATCGGTGACCTGGTCGTCGGTAGGTTCGTTCTCGTACCGAGCCAGGAAGCTCTTCAGGTCGGGCTCGCGTTTCTCATACTTCACGTCCGCGTATCGGAGCCGACGGTTGTACACCTTCAGCATCGTGTCCTCGTCGTCGTAGACGCGGAACACCGTGTTCTTACTCATGGGCTACGACTCCCTCGGCGGCGAAGGTAGGCTTGCGAGGAGCGCGCGGACCGCCGAGGCGCCGGCGCTGAGGCTTGGTGAGTTGCGAAAACACGTGTCCGTACGTGTTCTCGGGGTAGACCTTGACTGGCTCTTCCGCCGCCTCGCGGGGAGCGAAGGGGAGGAGGACTGTGGCCGCATACCGAAGAGCGTCCACATAGTGAGAGGTCCAGTCATGTACCGGGTCCTTCAGCTGCTTGTTGCCGTCGGCGTCGAGCTTCCACTTGTGCGAAGCCAGCGCGTGGGACACGACCTCGGCCGCGCCCTTGGCGACGAAGACACGCCCTCCTGCCATCATGTTGTTGAGGATGCGCAGCGAGTAGTCCTGCGGGCGCTTGGGCACTGGCGAGACGGGAACCCCCTCGGTGTTCAGGTCAGAGATGACTGACGTACCGGTGCTGGGGTTCCGTTGCACTCCGGCTGGGTCCCCATAGTCTCCCGCCGTCTTCGCGCCGCCAAAGGGACCTGCCAGACGTTCCTTGTACGCGCCGGCCCAGTCCTTCGCCGTCCATTCCTTCTCGCCGATGGCGTCGAGGACATACAGGACGGGGATGAGCTGTCGGGGGCCCATGTACTTCTCCCCCGTGGCCTGCTCGCGGTCCATCCACTCGACCTGGAGGAAGAGGCACACTCCGAGGTCGCCGAAGCCGAAGTCCCACCCGGTGTAGAGCGGAAGCTCGGGCCGGTAGTCGAGGTCGACGGCGAAGCGCTTCGGGTCCCAGTACGGGAACACTCCGCCTTCGACGAGCCCGACGAACTTGCCTTCGATTTCCTGCTCCCTGAAACGCCCATGAAGGTTCGCTTCGAGGGACTCGACATAGCCCTCGGGGAGCGTGATGTTCTCGCGCGTCGGCGCGTTGAACCACTGTGTCCCCTCGACCTTGTCGGGGCTATCGTCGTGGAAGACCTTCCACATCCAGTCGTATCCGTTCGGCGTGGAGGTGACGAACCCGTAGGTCTTGTACCCCGTCTGCCGAAGGCGGCCGGTGAGAATCTTCCACGCGGAGAGGGTGCAGTTGCGCCCCTCCTCGACGAAGAACCAGGTGTACTCAGGTCCCCGCATCCAGTCGGGCTTGTCCAACGACCGGAGCCGGATGACGCTCCCGTTGATGAGCGTGACCTCCATGGCCGACTTCTTGTAGTCCTTCGACCAGTTGGCCATTCCGGTGACAGACACCATCTCCTCAAACTGGGGGATGATGTTGTCGCGGAGGACCTGGTACGACGATGCCGCGATGACTCCGCGCGGCGCATGGTACTGACCCTTGGGCTTCGGCTGCAAACTGAGCCTGAGCCCTCGGGCCAAACCCGCGAACGTCTTCCCGGAGCCAAGGCCACCGATGAACGCCGCGTACTTCGCGTCGCTCTGAACGAACGCCTCTTGCGCTCCCGGGTTGAGTTTCAGCGTTGCCATGAGCAGGCCCCGAGGGATTCGAACCCCCAACCACCGCGTTTGGAGGGCGGTGCGCTACCGTTGCGCCAGGAGCCTGTGAAAGGGAGCGGGGTACCGACAGGGAGCGACCCTCGGCTGACCTCAACTGCGGAGCGCCCCCGCGGACGCTCGGGCCGAGCTACTGTTCCTGGTACGAACAGATTATGCCGGAGGGAGGCCAGCCCCTCCGTCCGCGCCGGGAACCACCCCGGGAAAAACCCTGGCGGAACAGGGTGCCGGCTGGTGGGGCCGGCGATGACCTTTCTCGTCAGCAAGCGGGGAGTCGAACCCCGTCCGGACGGGACACAACCGTCAGTGCCGCCGTTACACCTCTCGCTGTCTGGAGCGGCGACCCGGATTCGAACCGAGACCTCGTGGGTGGTGGCCGCGCGTGCTGCCGTTGAACACTACCGCCGCGTGGTTACGGGCGGCCTCGTCCTCGGGCGCTATCTGGAGTCCAGACGGCCCACGACCACTTCGCACTGCGCGCGCTCACTTCGCCCTCTTCCCCCGCGCGTGCTGCGACGCGCGAATCGCCCGACCCTGACGCTCGGCCAGGGCCTTGCTCTTGTAGACCTTGCCCTTGGTCCCGTACCGGAACCCGCCAGCTACTTTGCGGACAGGCATCTACCGGTACTCCTCCGGAACGGTGACTAGGCGGTCGCGCGGAATGCGCCGGTAGCGCTCGCGCTCAGCCTCGAACTTCGCCTTCGCAGCGGCCTCGTCGGCCTTCGCAGCCTCGGCGGCGGCCTTCGCGACCGCGGCAGCCTTGGCCGGAGCCTTGGCGGGGGCCTTCTTCTCTGTCTCTGCCATGCTACTCGCCTCCGTGCTGGCGGTACTTCACTGCGAGGTCCTCGTCGATGCCCTCCAGGGCTGCGTCGACCTCGGCCAACAACTCGTCCAGCTCCGCTTTGAGCTGGGTACGGTCCTTCTGGGCGTCCTTCGGAGCGGTCCAGTCTGTAGACACGTCCCCGCGGCGCCCCGTCTTCACCTTCGTCACGCGCACCTGGCCGCTCATGGCTACTGCCTTGACCGGCGCCGGTGGGCATCGACGAACACCCAGAGCCACGACCCGATGATGAACGCGCACAGAGCGCCGACGGTGGCCATCTCCGGTGTCATGTCAGCCTCAGCGTCATGTCAGCCTCAGCGTCACGCGAGACCCGCTTCCTCGGCCGTCAGCCGGGAGCGCTCCAGGGCGTACGGCAGGTAGTGGTCGAGCTGCCGCATCGCGTCGCGGAGTGCCTCGTACGGGCGCTTGCCGGCGGCATGCGCCTGGGGGGAACGAAGGATGGCCGCGAGGGCGTCGAACGCTGAGTCCAGGTGCCCGACCGTCAGGTTGTGTGGGTCGGTCGGCAGACCTTGGTCAAGCGGCTGCGCGCTGGGGCTTTCTCCGGCCGGGGCCGGCGCCAGGGCGAGTCGCTGCTCCATGGCCTCAGAACAAGTCCTCCGCGGTTGGGAGTTTGGGTTCCTCGGCCTTCTCGGCCTTGGAGGTGGACGTGGGGCGCCCGATGCCATAGGCCAGGGCCAAAGTCAGCGCCTTGAACCTGTCGGCAGGGGAAAGGGTGGAGTACGGCTCGCGGCCACGCGCGGCGGCCAAGAGGTCCTTCATGAGGTCGTCGGCCTCTTCGGCCAGACGAGCCCGGGCCCGTTCCTCGGGGGGAAGGGCGGCCAGAGCCTCTTTCTTCGCGCGGACCTTCGCGTGGGTGAGCTTGGCACTGCGGCGGCCAGCTTCGGCGGCCGAGAGACCGCCGAAAGGCCCGCCGGGCGAGACGGCTGCCACGCCGCCTCGGCCATCGTCAATGAACTCGTCGACTCTTGGCACTTTCATCGCCCTCCCCGGGACGCGCCGGGCATACCGCGCGCCGAACGCGCGAAGCCGTCGTAAAAGCCAGCTCCATGTGTCCAGCAACGTTACCGAACACCTGTTCGAGAGGCGTTGGGCGTAGGCCCTTTGGATAGTACCTCTCACTCAGTACCGCCATTTGGCAACTCCCAAGGTAAAAGCCCTGGTCAGAGCGCTGTGTCCTTTTTGAAATGCAGGCCTCTGACCAGCAGTTTTGCAGCAAATGCCCAGGTGAACACCCACTATTCGGTGCCGGGGGCCCCAAAATCTCATTTCTGGGGGTGTCTGGGTAGATGTCTCCTGGCGTTCGGCCTAGGCCGTTGGGCGACGCGTCCCCGTTCAGCCTACGACCTTCAGCCTAGGCCCTCGGCCCCGCCCCCCGCCCCAGGGCCTAGGTCACATGCCATGCTTACA